ATGGGACGACATCCGTCAAAAACTTGTAGTAGAACCTTTATTTGATGTTATTCAAATGAATGCTCCAACAATACATCTACCAGTTAACCCAGAAGCTAGCACAGCTACATGGATTGGTTCCGGTTCATACCGTTCAACTGACGGATCATCTACTGGTACTGCTTCAGAGCACTTACTAACAGATACATCAATGACTGCATACAAGTTAGCAGCAAAAGAGTATCTAGGTTATGAAGAAGAAGAAGATTCAATTATTCCTTTATTAGGAATCATTCAATCATCTATTGCACGTAGAATGGCTATTTCAGCAGATAGAGCTGTATTACGTGGTCAAGCGAGTGGGGATACTGATCCTGTAACAGGACTAACAAAATTAGCTTCTGATGCAAGTGATGTATTAGCAACAGCAGAACGTCCAAGTATTGCATCATCTGATCAAGTAACTGTAGCTATGCTACAAAAGACTCGTAGAGTGCTTGCTGCATGGGGACTAGATCCAGCTGAAGTAGTTTATATTGTATCTCAAGATGCATACTTCGACTTACTAGAAGATCCTGATTTCCGTACAGTAGATTTAGTTGGTAATAAAGCTACTATTATCACAGGACAAATTGGTGCATGTAACGGTTCTCCAGTTATAGTATCTAATCAGTTTGAAACAAAAGCGGCAGATAAAGTGTTCGTTGCTGCAGTAAATGCGTCAAACTTTAAGGTTGGTAACTTACGCTCTCTACTTGTAGAAAGAGATAAGAATATCGAAGACCAAAAGAACATCTTAGTTTCAACTCGTCGTATGGCGTTTAAGCAAATCATTTCTTCAAATGCTATTGCTACAGGAGCTTGGAAGACTTAATCAACAGTAGTTATATGGAGGGGAGTAATCCCCTCCATTATTTTAGAGGTTTAATATGGCAAAGTTATTAGTTTCAATGGATGATTATAAACAATATAAGAATATTAAAGGGGATGCGGATGATTCAACAATTACCGCATTATTGCCAGCTATATCTGATTATGTTAAAAACTACTGTGCTAGAACATTTGTAGATTATGTAACTACAGATAAAACTCAATATTCTGATGGTGGAGTGAACTGTATATTTCTTGATGAGTTTCCTATTATTTCTATTACGAGCGTAAATGAGTCTTGGGACAATCAAGCAACACAAACACTTTTAGTTGAAAATCAACAAGATGAAGACGGATATTATGTAGATTATGAAACTGGCTTAATACAAACCGTACAAAACGGTAATTTTGTGCCCGCATTTCATTCTGTAGAGATAATATATAAAGCTGGATTTACAGAAATACCACAGGATTTAAAATTAGCAATCTATCATTTGATAGATTATTACAGAAAAGAACAATTTACTATGAAGAAAGTGCAAGGCGTGAGTACTGTTGAAAGAATGGACTCAGACGCAATACCTGGACACATAAAAAGAACTTTAGATAGTTATAGAGCTACTTCATTATAATGGCAATAACCATAAAAAAATTAAGAATACAATTAAATAGACTTTTTAATAGTAAGAACATAGAATTAGCAGGTAGACGGATAATTGATAAAAAGCCACATTTAGTATTTTTAAGTAGAAATATGTTTAAAACGGATTTACGATTAAGTGATAAAGAAGTAGATAAAATATATCAAAGATTAGAGTCAACAGTTAGTACTAACGAAAACATGTTCTGGGTTGGCCCGCAAGGTGGGCCAGTGAAGTCTGGTAAGTTACTTTCTAAAGAATTCAAAACTATTGCAGTAATTCCAATAAAAGGAAAAATTAATCCTTTTAAAGAAATTAATGTTATAATGAATGTTATTAGAAAATCAACTGTTAATAAACTAAAGATAGAGAGAGGGCACTTAACTACTTCAGCTAAAGAAGAGGGGCTTAGAAATAGGTTCGATTTTGCTGAGTTTAAAGGCACCTTTGCTGACACAAGACCAGAGGCACAAGAACAACTAACTGAAGTCAGCCAAGATTTAAGAGTATCTAGAGGTATATTTTTTGAGAATATTGGATTTGATTTATCATTCTCCGATGTTAGAAAATTCGCTACTAATTTTAAAGCTAATAGTGATGATTTCAAAGAAGAATATATAGTAACTGTAGTTCCACAATCAAAAACATCTAATGCATTACTTGGTAGTACTGAAGAAGCAGGTATTGTTAAACAGATAAAAGATTTAACAGCTGAAAGTATTGGTTTAGTATCTTCATCTCCTACAGCAATGATGATTGTAGAAGATATGGTAGTAGATATAATCTTAGGTAAAAAAATAAGAACACACAGAAGTAAAAAGAAATTTACCGATATAAAAAGAACAAAAATTAAAAGAGGTTATAAAGGGTTTGTCCCACCAGCAAAAAGCAGAGTAGGACAAAAGTTTCATTTTAGTATTCCTGCATTAATAAGTGCTGTAAATGCTAAACTTCATACTACTATTAAAGATAATATGGGTGTACCAAATGATCCTGCTGTGAGATTGCGCTATCAAACAGGTAGATTTGCAAAATCAGCAAAAGTAGTTGGTGGTATAAGTAGAAATAATGCTGTACAACTATTCTATAAGTATCAGAATAACCCATACGACACATTCGCACCAGGTGGTAGATTACATAAACCAGCAAGAAATCCAAAAGCGATTATAGGTAAATCAGTAAGAGAAATAGCTATAGAGTTATTCGCTAATAGAGTGCAAGTGATTGCCAGTGAGGCCAAATAATGACAGCAAGATCAAGAATAGTAGACGAGTTAATAACTAAACTTAAAGAAGTTAATGGCGCAGATCCTTATAATATTGACTTTTATGAAAATGTTCAAAAAGGTTTAAAATACTGGGATGAGGTTGATGATTTTCCATATATCTGTGTTATAGGTGGAGGAGAAACAAGAGAATACTTACCTGGTAATTTCAAATGGGCATATTTATCAGTAAGTATAAAAATCTATGTTAAAGGCGAAGATTCAGAAGATCTTCTAGAAAAAGCTTTAGAAGATATAGAATATGTAATAGACAATAATAATGATTTACAGTATGACCAAGACGGCGAAACTGTAACAACAGAAGACATAAGAATACTATCAATTGATACCGATGAGGGTTTATTAACTCCATTAGGTGTCGGAGATATAGTAATTCAAATTAGATATAGCATTTAATAAATGATAAAAATCATTATATTAAATGATTTCTAATAAAATTAGGAGAAAATAAAATATGGCCTTAAATCTTTCTAGAAATACCCGAGTTTTTGCCTCAACAGTTGACACTGCATGGGCATCAACAGATACATGGGAGCTACTAGTACTTGACGGTTACGCATTTTCACAAGACGCTAATGCAGATACTGTTACACTTAATGAAGCGGGTGTTACACCAACTCGTGGACAACAAGTTTTCAACTCACAATTAAACCCAGTAGAAATTAGTTTTATTACTTATATAAGACCGTTCACAGATAGTTCAGATTCTTCAAATATGAAGGCTATGGACATCATACTTTGGGAAGGATTAGTAGGAGCAGGTAGTGGTACCCCTGCAGCACCACTTTTAAACGCTAAAGCTACTACAACTAAGTTTGAAGTAGATTTTGAAAATTCAGATGTACATGAATTATTAAACTTATATATGTATTTCCATCTTGAAAATACTACATATAAAGCTTCAGGTGTAAAAATAAATAGTGCTGAAATAGACTTTTCTATTGATGGTATTGCACAAATTACTTGGACAGCACAAGGTACTACTTTAGTAGAAGATAGTACAGCAGATACGGCTATTAGAACACCGTGGGTTGCTGATACTGATTATACTTCTGTACCAACAACTGCACCATATATTAAGAATAAACTAAGTACTATGGTACTTAATGATATATCTACTACTGAAATATTTTCACAATGGTCTGTACCATTTTCACCATTAATTTCATTAACAGCAGCTACTGGTTGGATCGATGATATTGCTAAAACTTTCGATGTTACAATTGACGGCGAAGCGGTTGCACAAAGTATTTCGATTCGAAGAGATACAGATTTAGCAGATGATACTATAGGCTCATTAATAGATGAATTAAATGAACAAACTGATGGAGCCAACTGGACTCTATCTACTGATGGTTTAAATATTTTATGCACAAGTCTTACATCTGGTGTATTATCTACAGTATTAATAGACAACGAAGGTACAACAACAGCTGAATTCTGGGGACTACTAACAAGTAATACAAGTATTGGTTCAGAAACAACAGGTGGTTCAGGTGTTGGTGCTATTTACAATATAGCTATTACTGGTGGTACTTTAACTATTGAGAACAATATTACGTTCTTAACACCAGAAGAGTTAGCGATTGTTAACGCGCCAATTGGTTCCTTCACAGGAACAAGAAGCGTAAGTGGTACCGTAACAGCTTATTTAAGAACTGGTACTTCAAGCACTGGAGCATTACTAGCAGACTTAATTTCTGATACTACTGTAATTACGCAGGAGTTTCAAGCAGTTATTACTGCTGGTGGTGCAAGCAATGAC